AATTTTGAGATCCTTGATAAGGCGCATTACTTCCTCTTTCAAGTACTTCTCTACTTTCTTGTCGCCTCTTGCGTCCTTTGCAATATCCAACAATCTATGTCCATGTTTCATATTCATCATGCCTTCATAGATTGCTTTAGGATATGCATTTGGTGCGCTAGGTTGTGCAACAATATCCACAGTGACTATTTCAAAGTCACTAACTTTGCCGTTCATGTCGTCAACGTTACCGCTGCCACGACTTGAAACGCCGAGTTTCACACCACTCTCCAACATAGTCTTAACTAAGTCTCCCATTGGAGTTGGTAAAATCTTTAATTTGCCGAATCCATTAGCTCCGTCCATCCACATACTTGTTATCATATGTGACACACGGTCTAAGTTAATCTTTAAATCATCTGGGTGATCTACTTCACCTAATACTGAGTAACCACTTGTAATTTGCTCATTTAGAGTTCCGACGGCTGTTTCAATCTCAGAAACGGGGTAAACACGCTCATTTGCGTTCTTTACCCCACCCTGAATGAAGATGCCCTTCATATAAAGGTTCTTCTTGTCGCCTTCACTGACACTTTCCACAACCATTCCGGCGCGGTCAAATGTCAAGTGCTCTTTGAGATACAAAGCCATTCTCTCAGATTCCTATTAAACTCTACGCTTAGTAGAGTTACGTGATTCTGCTACTGGACTACGAACTTTACCTGCTTCATCTTTAGTGACTGGCTTAGGTGCGGCTGTTAAGTCTGCATTATTTTGTGCTGGAGCATTTTTCCACTTGTTAGCATCTTTTACAGATGTTTCACCTTTAGAATATGCATTTGATGCACCTTTTGGTCCTGTTGGAACTGATTCTGATGAGCCACTGAACTTAACTGGCTTGCTGTCCATACCAGCTTGACCACTGTTAGCATCTACTGTGCTTTTTGTTTGAACACCATTGTCACCGTGAGTTACAGAAACTTTCTTCAATGTGATAGCTTCCATCATAGCATCTTCATCATGGTCTTGCTCTAAGTCATGTGTTAAGTCTGCTCCGGCTTCTTCTGCACCGTCATCAAACTCACTATCACTCTCATCACTATCGACTTCTTCATCATCGCCAGCCATGATATCTTCAAACTCAGCCATTAATTGGTCTAACTTATCTTCTAAGTCAACAACACGGTCTTCTAGGTTTTCTTCACCATCCATGTCATCTTCACCATCTTCAATGTCGATTACTTCATCTTCATCGGAATCAAATTCCAAATCATCATCTTCGGCTTCAGCCATACCTTGTTCTTCAACATCGATCTCGTCTAGTAGATCACCTACTTGACCGCCCATGCCTTCACCCATTTCATCGTCCATCATTCCCTCATAAATTTCGCGGCTTTTTTCAACTACGATATCGTGGAATAATGCACGGGCTTGTTCTTCGTCCTCATTAATAATTAAATTAATAAGTTGTTCAAATTTTTTGTTATCCATTGTTTGTCTCCTGAATTAAAATGGCTTTGTAGAGTTATTTAGTGGGTATCAAAAAAAATAGCACAATAAGTGCTATTTTTTTACGTTTTTGTTTAAACTACTCATTAAACTGTTGGTGCACCTTCTGCTTTGGGTGCATATTGTTGATGTATCTTTTTAAGATAATTGACCTTTTCATAATTACGTACATCATTCATCTTACGTAATTTGCGAATTTGTTTTAGTGTAAGTTTGGTTTTACGACTTTCTCTCCACTTTGGTTGACTGTTATCAGCACTAACGTCTTGATAACCTGCTGTAGCCGGATCGAACATTTCAAATAGTTTCATATAGTTATTTATCTTATTACATTCCCGTACCGCCGGGTGCTGGCATATTCTGGCCAGGTTGTGCTTGTCCTGGTTGTGGTACTTGACCGGCAGCCGCTAATGATGGATCCATTGGCATTTCTTCTGCGGCTGTAGCTTCTTCACCTGTTTGAATATCAGTTTCAATATCTCCCACTGATACTCCAATACTACGCAAATCATTACCTTTTGGATCAACTTCAATCTCTTTGTCGTTTTCTTCACGCCACATTTTTTCGTTTTTATTAATTTCTTCTTCAGTCAACCCCAAGAAACGTTCCATAGCAAAACGCTTAGATATGTATGGGTAAGCTTCAATCGCTGTAAATGAACTCATACGTGCTGTATCTAATTCGCTTTGACGATAAGCCGCAAAGTTCTGAGGTGGATTAAAGTTTAAATTAAACAATCCACTATCAATGTTTAGTCCTCTCCAACGTAAGAACAACTTGAATTCTTCATCAAGCTTTCTAACAACATAATTCTGTAATCTCTCACAATATTGATTGAAACGGAACTCTTGTATCATCGCTGTTCCAACCCGTCCGTCACTTAAAGGTGTTGTGTTATCATCAGGTCCGGTTGGCAAATAACTACTCGGTACACGTAAACCACGTGCTAAACGATTGTTGAAGTACTTCAAGTCATCAATTTCACCCAAATTTTGTCCGCCGGGTAACAAATCAACACTTGATCCACGACCATCAGCAGTTACTGGGAAGAAGTAATCTTCGTTCATTGATAATGGATTATATGTAGCATCTACAATACTGCCACCACCATGCGTACTTGGAATACGTCTTTGATGAATTTCATTCTTAATACGTTCAACGAATGCCATAGCCATGTGACTTGGCATATTACCAACGTCAATTTTAAACACTCTACGTTCCGGAGCACGTTGTACACGATAGATTAATACCGCGTCTTCTAGTAATTCTTTTTGCTTATATACTTTAAAGATGTTCTCTAGTATTGACTGACCAAAAGGCCAAAATCTATCTAAACCTTCAGTTAAACTCATATGAACCACATGCTTAGAATCAATAGCGGCTTCATTGAACCCTAAACTGAAACGGCTACCAGTAGTATTATATGGCATACTTGGAACAGTATAGCCACCACCTCCGCCGGTGCCGCCACCACCTGTGCCACCTAAACCAGTTGCAGGATTAGCGGCAAAGTCTGTATTTGTTTTCTGTGCTACAACTAAGTTTTCTAAGTTGATATTCAAGTCTTTGATAACATATTGTTCAGGCTTTTTACCTTCACTTTCGTTAACAATAACTTTAATAACTTTGGTCATGTCTACCCAATATAACTTGAAGTTTTCTGGGTCACGTACAAAAACCTGATCACCATACTTTAGACAGTTTCTAAAGATTTTAAAGATACGTGTTTCCATTTCATTCAACTTACACCATTGTTGTAGTTGAGTTTTAAGCATATCTACTTCGTGTGGAGTAGGATCTTCACGCCATTCTAAACTAAATGGAGTGTTATTATGTTCATTTTTCTGTGTACTGAACTCAGCGATAATGTCTAAACAAGCATTAATTTCAGCATCAACATCCATCATCTCATATTGATTATAGCGTTCAATACGATTTGGATGGCCTGTATATACTTCCGGTAGTCTACTTCCATAGTTTTTGTAACCAAAATCTTGATTGCTATAGTTGCTGGTAGTTGAACTACCGGGACCGTTCCAAGCTCCAGTGACGCTGCCGCCACCTAATGGGCTCATCTGTCCTGATTGATTAACTCTGGTAAAGTGTTTTTTATATGTCATAATGAAGGTCTATTCAGTATTTAGTTAAACTTTCGAATACTGTAATAATTCACTTTGTATACTATTGCTGTCAGACTGTGCGTCAATCAAGTTATCCATTTTAGCAACAAATTCTCTCATCAACTCAACCAGTTCACTGTTATCAACTGGTGTTGCATTGCTACTAAACATATCACCAGCTGGTGTATTAGCAAGTTTATCTAGTATTGAATCTTTGGTTAATCGCTTAATAAGTTCATTACCATGTAGTGTGGCTGCATAACCAGATTCTGGACCTTCTGCAATTCCCTCTAAGCTAGCACTAACTTTGCTACTATCCCTTAGTAAACTAACAATAGTCGGCGCTCTGTTACCAACTTGTCCATACCATTTACTTTGTTCTAAATTCTGTGCGGCTCCTTTAGTATCACCTTCTTCAAGTTGCTTCTTAAGCTTAGGCCATTTGCTAATCCAGCTTGGTCCCATATTAAATGTCAAGTCAGTTAATGCTCCCTGTCCTCTACCATCTAAGTTACCAAATCCAGGAATGTTCATAGCGGCACTTCTATGGTGAGCATAGTCTTTCTCAAACATTGCCATCACTTCTTCATCACTAAACTCTCTATTCATATTCGGTGGCAATGATTTACCATCGCCAATTAAGTGCCCTACACCAACAGTCCATAATCCTAAACTATCTTGGTAAGGTCTATTTCTCTTACCTTCATGTTTGATAATCATGGCTTTGATTTCTTCATCACTCATTCCTGCAGAACTGACTTTAACTTTAGGAGGAGGATATTTTTTACTATCTGCCGAATTACCACCACTTGCTTTACTAGAAGCGTCTACTCCACCACCGTCTGTCCCCCCGCTAGATAATGTTCCATAGTTATCATATAGACCTTTTCCTAATCCAATTGCGGCTCCTACACCTGCGCCAATAGCAGTTCCTACGCCAGGCACAATACTACCAATCATTGCACCAGTACCCGCATAACTAGCAGTTGTACCCGCAATATCTAGACCTGCACCAGTTTTTGCGTGACCTTCACTCTTAGCATAATCAGCACCAGCACTTAATGCGGCGCCCCCTAATGCGGCTACACCACCTTTAAGTACTCCACCTGCCATACTTTTCATGCCACCACCTTTAGGTGTACCTCTACCGCCACCTGAGTCAGGCATAGTAGATGTTCCTAAAGTTTTACCTAATTGACCTTTTGCGGCTATTGCACCTAGTGCTATCGCGGCTAATCCGGCTGCGGTTGTTAATGCTGTTATAGCTATAGTCAACGCATTAAAGCCTGACATTAATGGATTGGCTGCTAGTAGCATTTTCTCTAATGCCCTATTGGCTTCAATGGTAGCAGTAGTCATTGCGTTTCTAGCTTTTTGCGCAGGATCTTCTGCGGCAGTTTCACCAGTCTTACCTTCTTCAGGTTTCTTTATACCTTTAGCGGCTTCTTCTCTAGCTTTCTTCTCATCAACATCTGCTCTGGCTGCGGCCCAACTCATTGTCTTTTCAGTCAAGCCAAATACTTTACCTACTTCTTTATTATAAGCGGCAGCTGTTCCTACTTCTTCTTGTTTTCTAGTAATGCCATCTTTAAGAGCTTGTGCAAATTCCGCAGATACATCTTCTCCGTCCTGCATACGCTTTCTAAAGCCCTGCATATCAACACCCATTTGAGCAAACGCGGCTGATTGTTCAGTGATTGCACCAGTTGCTAAGAACTTCTGTAAGCCTGCTGTTACGTCTGCGTCACCAATATCGGCAACAACGTTAAGCATCTTATTTCTAGAATCTTTTTCAGCTTCAAGTTGTTTTACTCGTTCAGTATTACCTTCTTGTTCAGCTTTCTTAATCTCACGTGTGATTCTAGCATTGTCCAACTGTATCTCGTAAGCGGCTTGTGCTTGTTTTTGTTGTGCCGCAACGGTGTCAATATCTTTACCTGTGATTGCAGCCAACTGTAATAAGTTAGATGTATATTCTAATGAAGCTTTTTTACGGCCTTCTTCAGTTCTTAATGTTCCTACTAGTTGTGCACCGGAAGCTTTTTGTAATGCAAGATAGTC